TCCATCAGGTAACTTATAGTTAACTTGGAACTTGGTGCCTTCTGCAGCCATTACTTACCTCCATTTTGTTTGACAGATAATCGTATTGATTCCTGTCCCTTTTTAATTGGTACATTACCGAGGAGTTTTTTAACCTCATCGATATCTACTGACTCTCGACCAGCTATGGTGCTCCAAATAATTTGGATACCACTATTAGTCTGACCAGTAAATCCTTCTAGTGAAGTCCGTAAGGACTCCTTCTGATCTAGTAGTTCTTTTATCTTTGCATCTAATTGTAGATATTTCAAAGCGGATGTGTCAACCTCTTGGTTGTCTATAAATACTTCACCCTCTTTGATAAGTTCTTTTTTTATACCAGTACATCCAACCTTGCCCGACTCATCAAAGTACTTGCAATAGAATCTGCAGTAACTCTGATCGCGCTCTGGCTCTGGTGCTACTGCGCTCTCTTTAATAGCAGCAAGCCAGTTAAGAGCTTCCTCTGCCATCTTTGGATCATACGGTTCACTATGTACTTTAACATCTCGTTCATCACCATCACGGGCGATGGCTACTAGGTTAACAGTTCTGGGCTTCCCCTTTCCAGACTTGTCAAGTAAGTAGCCATACACCTGCACTTGCCAGCGCTGTTGTTGCGTTGGAAAGTAGGATAGATTTTTTACCTTAACGGTTTTCCAATCTATCACATCTCCTGTTTCTGGTATATATAAATCTATATGGGCTTTCATCCCATTGTATTCCACCTCTGTCTCAACCAAATACTTTTCACCTTTTGGATCAAGAACAGAAATAGATTTCTCTATCTCAGCGTGGATAGCGGTACCCATAATGGCAGCCAACTTTAATTCATTATCATTGGTTGCTTCTCTACCGTTAATGCGATACCAAACCTTACGCCGGCAACCACCCAACTCTGATGGACCTACCTGGGTCTGCTTTGATCTAGCCCTACCAGCATCCTTAGCTCGTAGTACTTCTATTAATAATTCTTTTGGATTAGTCATCTTCCTCTATTATTCTTTCTATTTGTTCAAGATTTTCTTCTACACTTTCTACTGATGAATTACTATATTCTTCATTTAAATGATTACTAAATGCCCAAGCTAATGTATCTATACATTTCAAAACTTCATTGGTTAAAGATTCTGGCCATTGTTCTCCTCTAATTTTTAATGCTTCTATTAAAGTAGAAACTATAGTTGCTTCAAGTTGATAAGTACGAGTAGACCTTGCAAACATTTCTGTTTCATCTTGCATCTGTTGCAATAACTCTTTAGGATCTTTCATTTTGTGCCTGTCTTAGATGTAATGTTTCTTTAGGATTACGTTTGTTTAGTCCGCGTTGTAATTGTTTAATGGATGTTCTATAAAGAAAAAACATAAATCTGTAATACATCATAGACCCCACTTAATAAGATGTTCTAATATAAATTTATAGAACTCTAAGTCTAATAGATACCACTGCAACTGCCAATATATATCAATCATTTGACCTTCCTTGTTTTGTAAACTGCGTTCTGATATTGGCAACTCCACCACACCAGACGTTATATTGTATCGCAATATTAATCGCTTTCTTTGCAGCACTTGCAGCTTTAGCGTGTGTCTTAGTTTCAGTACCTAGTGCTACCAGCGCACCTAGTGCTAACCCGCCACCTGAGCCTATACCGTAGAGACCTCTATCATCCCGCATATACCCGTAATCATCACTAACCTGGTATAACTTTCCGTTAAAACAAATCAACGCATCCCAACCGGCATCATCATCATTCTTATTTTTAGGTGAGGGATCATAACCAGCATCAGTTAGTGTTTGTTTTATAGATGGAAGAACTCTAATCATTAAGAAACGATCTGGGTCTTGAGACTTAATTACCTTTGGCGGTTGCCATAAGTTATTTAATATATCTCCAGCAGAGGCATCACCAGCTACTGCTATTAGATACTCATTAACCTTAACTATCTTGTCATAACCTTTTGCAATATAAGGTTTATCGGTATAAGTAGTCATTGAATCTGAGGCTATTACAGCCCAACCTTTACCTTGAATACCAACTATCGCTGTCAAGTTAGCTCCGTTTCTCTTAAATAAATAGTAGCAGAATATACTGACGACACGCCGTAATGCTAGGAATCTAGTTACCGGAGGAATAAATGGTTATACTATGAGCCGTAAGGCGAATTAACAAGGTAAGCGGCGCTCTGTGCGCCGCACTTGGTAACCCTAGGATGTTCCGTCTACCAAGGCTGTCAAAAAATAAAGAGAGCCTACCACCGAAGTTTGGTACAGACCTGCGCTCACTCGGTCCGATACACGCTTGTCCTTGCGGTTCAAAAGTATTCTCTATCCTAGCTACCTTTGATAACTTTGAGATCTCCTGGTATATGTTAGATGCAACCTGTGTTAATTGTGGCAACCTAGTTATCGTGCCTTGTCCGGTAGATGATCCTAGTAACGACTGTTAACTTCTACTAACTTGCAGTTAACGAGTTGAGCCATTTTGTTTGGCTACCCATACATTATCCCTACCCGCTCCTGAAACAGGCGCAACTCGCCTTGTGGTGCAGCTAAAAAGGGCATAAAAAAAGAAGGCCACCCTTTCGGGTGGCCCTGTATAGCCTCGCAGTAAACTTAAGTTACTCTGAACCTAGACCGTATTGTTCTTCGGTCTTGTCAGCCCACTTTGCAAGTGGACCTGCGATACTTCCAATCAATATTGCATACTCTGGTGCAAGATCAGCAGCTAGTGCTAATCCCATTGTTATTGCTGAAGCTAGTACTGCTCTAAGATAAGACTTAAATGCAGCCTTACTCTTATCGCTCTTTAATCTAGCGATTAGATCTCTCATTCATTTCTCCTGTTTCTTTTTAGGTAATGGCCTAGGAAGTTTTATCTTCTTTGGTATCTTACCCATCCAACCAAACCAGTTGGAATCATCATTGGCATACTTATCCTTTATAGAAATATGTAAATGCTTATTGTGTGGATTGCTCCCCTTATAAACTCTTTCGCCATCTTCTTGATTCCAAATTTTACCTTTAAATATTAGGTACTTAACTCTACCATCTTGCTGTAATCTTTCGTAGATATCCTTACAATCAACACCATTATCAGGGTCGTGAGTTAAATCTACTGCTAACCCTGTATTGTGATCTGAGTTAGGACTTTGTTTAATATGTGCTGCCGAAGGCAAGAGTCCATCTGAGGCTTTCTTACGCTTGGGCCACAGTGCTGTCGCTTGTCTTAGTACTGCAATTGCAGCCGGTGTCGCTCTCTTTACAACAGGTTTCATTAGGCATCCTTTATTCCTTTGTTGAGTAGTAGTAGGTGTAACGCTTTAACTTTGTCTGGTCTAAATCCTGACCAATGGAAGTTGTTATATATAACTACCGGTGCTTGCTTATATCCTAGACTTGCTATCTTTTCAGATGCTTCTTTATCTTGACTCATATCTACCGTTAAGTATTCAACCTTATGTCTATCTAAATACTTCTTAGTCATCTCGCACTGGATGCAATCTGGTAATGTATAAACTGTAACTGTCATATCAGTCTCCTTATCCTTTTCTGATAAGTATACTGATTATCTCCTCAACTTGTCTCTCCAATCTGTCAACCGAGTCCCTGAGACTTGAGCCACCATTCGGGCGAAGTTCGGATAGGTAGTATTTAACTAGGTGTCTAACACCTATTGCTGCTGCACCAACAAGGGTGGTTACCGATACGGCTAGAGCAGCCCAATCACTAGTAGACATTCTTATACCAATCTGATAGTTGCAACTAACATTCCGCCATATCCGGAGAATCTTCTGTCGCTAGGAGTTTTGTTTATAAAGTCAAGCTCTTCAATTAATCCAATATAAGACTCACCAGTTCTAAAGTCTTCAACCCTGACGGTATCGCCAGTGTTTTCAACAGCCTCTAGCTGAGTCATACGGTCATATGCTGACCCTTCATATCCCACTTCTACACCAAGGTTATCGCTCTCGTGGTCATAGCAGAATAGCGGGTATTGAATTAATCTTTGACGAGGCACTGCTGGCAGTGACTTTAATTGGTATCCAGTAAATAATGGACCCTTAGATGAATCGGTAGTTGATCTACTTATAGTAAATTTAAAAGCAAGATACTCTTGCGCTCCAACAGGATAAGGTACACCTATCTCCTGCACCGAATCACCCTGACCGAAGGTTCCGATATTATATTCAGTACCCTCTGAGTCGATAGATCTAATATTAATACTACCATCAGTGGTATCTATTCTAGGATTTAATAACTTAAACAACTTACCCTCAAGGGTATTGTAACGAATAAATCCAGTCTCTAAATAACCAGATTCAACTTTAACAGAGTCAGATTCAATCCATACACCATCACCTGGTACAGCAAAGGCCACTCTATCGGTAGCTCCAAGAAATGCTACTGAACTACTAACTGTAGTTTCACCAGATGCAAAAACATCCCAAGCAAAAGGAAAGATAAGTGTATTAGGAATTACCGATTGTGATAAATCAATACGAACTAAACCACTTTCAGTGCCTTGGATAGTGGATACAAAAGCAAACTTATCTCTGAAGGTAACATCGGTACACTCAGCTTCAAACAATAATGGTCCATAAGATACATCACCATCAGCACCTATCACACCAACTCTAGTACCTTTGTTAGTACAAAGAACTGCATAAGCACCAAGGTAGGTATCAAAGGTATTGATAATCTCACCCTCAGGTAGATCTATAATTACTGAAGGCACACTTAATGTTGGGAAACCTAAAGCGTTAGCGTTATCTAGGTCTAAGGTCATCTTATAAATAGATGAGTTCTTACGACTAAAGCCACCTACATAGATAGCGTTAGGACCCTCTGAGATAGTAGTCCAAGTCCAGTCTGTCTGTGGGTGGGTGTAATGATCTGAAGGTAGTGAACCACCTGAAGTATGGGTAGG